GTAAAATCAAGTAGTAATAAGCAAGAACGCCCAGCCTCAATCTTAATTTAAAAAGATAAAAATTGCTGCGCAACCTTTTTGTTCCGACACTGAGGAGCTTCCTTATTCAACTTCAATTGCACTTATATCATGTTATCATATAGTCCCGTTGCTTACTATGAAAGCTTCACAACACATTTCTCTTCTTCTACTCTTCTTCTGGCTTTTCTTTTGGCTTATCTCTTTTTGGCTCTCGTCCTATCGATCCTCATTTTTCTCGAAAGTTCTCGACTTTCTGTCAAACGTAGATCTTTAGAACGAAGAGAACGGTTTTTTAAAAAATGTTACAGATTCTCTCGTAAAAATTCGTTTAAACTATCTCAGGCCAAATTCAACTCTAAATACTGTTGGTCTAAATTTTTTCTTGGTTCAATACCTAGTTACGTTGTGGATGCTCTTGGACCACGTATTACACGTCGTACTTTCGACTATTTATTACTTAATTTTCAAAATTACTCATCTTATTGCGGTTCGAAAACCGCCTATTTATCAAATAATCACGTTCAATTCTGTTCTTTCCCTGTACCATCAGAATTTAAATACGACTCATCTTTATGGCTTGGTAATCCCCAAGATGTTATTGATGTCGCTTCATCAGTCAATGCTGCAACATTTGGTACTCCTCATGCTGGTGAAATTTTTAGAGATCAGGTTAAAAATGCTATTGTTGTTAACACCGCAGTCACAAAAAAACAAAGAGCAGCAATTGAAGCTGAACTCGAATTTCCTGTCGTTTTTAAAAAAGTCGTGCCTGTATCTCATGATCATGCAGTTGTTGCCGCTTTTAGAGAAATTACTCGTTCCGTTTATGATACTTGTTTCAAAATTCAACGTACAAAACTTCCTACACTCGTTATCGGTTCTGCGTTCCGTGAATTCACAAAATATGCTGCTAATAACTATATTCATTATTATTTCCATGATTCCGAGGCTAAGGACTACGATCGCACGGTTCGTTGGTTTTTAGAGACTTTCGTTTCCCATATTTCGGAAAAAGCAGCTCGTCGTAACAATAAAGTTCATCGCGACGAAGAAGGTAACAAACCAAAAGTTACCAAAACATTCGAATCTTTTAAAGACCTTCTTAATGAATATCAAAAATTAAAGAAAATTCCCGATAAACTTAAACTTGGTATTGAAAAAGGTTACGAAATACTGCTGTTTGAAGATTCTTTCTACAATTTTGAACCTCGCGATTATAAAGAAGTATTTAAATCTACTGGTGCCAATGTTGCCTATGGTTATGGTACTCTACCACTTGAAATGATTTTCCCTGAAATGCCGCAATCCCGTCATTATAAAATTTCTCGTGAAGGTAAGAAGATTCACATGAACTTTTCTTATTGTAATGGCTATTCTCATGATGAAATATCATGGTCCACACTCCTTAAATACCCTGTCATGAACTTCGATACATTCTCTCTCGTTTTCGAAATAGTTTCCATGGTTGGTCCAATGTGTGTTTTTAAAATAATTCGTGTCAATAAAGGTGGTGAAACTATATCTCGTCGAGTTGCTTTGCCAGAGAAAAAGAAATATGTAAAGGTTTTAGATTTGATTAACTCTTCTGGTAAAGATGGTCGTATTGTTCGTAAAAAATACTTTTCCGTTTTTGCTAACGAATATTTCGAAACTCTTAATTATTGTTTATCGATTGATCCTCGCGCTTTAACACTTCAGAACACCATGACATTTATAAGACGCCGTGCTGGTGGTGTTTCATTAATATCGAAAGAACTTTTGGCACCTTGGCATTTAAACTCTCGTGATTTTCATTCTTTCGCATTATCCGTTTTTATACAAGCAAAATTCACTAATGAACATGCCGACAATATCACAACTCTCAATTCATCATTATTAACGAATCCTTTCTCCAACATGTTTGCTTTTTTCTTTTCATCTTCGTTTTCCACTATTAAATCTTATATCGCCTCTAACAAACTTTCCGATAAATTGATTATTTTTGGTGAAGATGAACTCTTACAAAGATATCACATAACTGTCGCCAATCCAGAAAAAATTATGTATAATATTCAACTCGATGAAACTTACGTTGAGAAACTTTATTCATGTCCGATTTGTGAAAGATTAGATGGTAAAACTGGAGATCAGGTCATAAAATGTGATCATAAAAATCATGAAGTTACCATATCCATGACAGACAATGACTTGGAAAAAGTAAAAACTATTTTATCTGACAACGACAAGGATCCTGGGGGTTTGAAAAATATAAAAGAGCGCGCTAGAAAGGCAATGCCTGCTTCCGGTTTCACTCACACTTGTCGTTTCCATTATATTCTTGGTGGTCCTGGTTGCGGAAAATCGTTCATTATTCGTCAATTGGCTACAAAATTTGATCTTGTTTATGCGCCTTTCACAAAACTTATGGCTGATTATAAAGGTCTCAAAGATGATTTTGGTGATGATTATGATCTCAATTTCGCCACTGTCCATCGAGGTCTTGAAACTCGTTGTGTGTCTACGATCTTTATCGATGAGTTTACTTCTCTTCCCATGGAATACATAAAAATGGTTATTGCTGTTAATAAAGCAGAAGATATATTTATAGTTGGAGACACCAAACAGACTCAGGTCACAGAGTCAGAGGGTACTTATATTGGCGATGAGATTGATATTGATGCTCTACCAAAACACACTCTTTTAAGAAATTTTAGAAATCCAAAAGATACTGTCATATTACTCAATAAACTATTCAATTATGAGATGGAGGCTATGTCAAAAATTGAAAAATCTATTTATATCGTTGGACCTAAAGAAAAATTACCAGATCATATTAGAGATTTAAAATACAACAAGTTCACCTTTTGTTACGGGTCTTTGGATGATAATAATTTAACTCAAGACGATACTGTGAGAAAATATCAGGGTACCACCGTTAATAACGCGATGCTTTTTGTTGATCAGCATTCGTCTGAAGATACTGCTATTAATGATAATATGACATGTGTTGCTTTATCTAGACATAAGGAGGTTCTTGTGATTAGACACGACGGTTCTGAAAGAGCTATCAATTGGTTAACGAAGTATAAATTGCGAGAAGAAGTTGATCCCATCTTCGACAAACATCATGAAAAAGCCGATCCAGTTGAAGGTTTAAATTTTGAGCACAAGGAAACTGACCATTACATAAAAGAAAATTTTAAAATTAATGAATCCCCAAAATCTATTAACATTAATTCCGAACTCGGTAATACTTCTATTTTAAAGTCGTACGTCAATGATTTCAGAAATAATTTGAAAGGTTTATTGATTGAAATGTTCACCGCTCCACTTTATCGATTTTATATTTTTCTTTACATTACATCGTTCTTTCTCGAAATTATTAATGATAATCGTTTTATTATTGATGTTATCGGGCCTTTTGTCAGATTTTTCGTTAAAATGCTTATTATGAAACAGCTTTGTATAAAAATATATAATTCCGGAAAGAATTTTGACTTTCAAATTTTGTTACTACATTCTTTTTTAAAAACTATTATAGATTTTGATTCTACTATGCTACATTTTTATGATTATAACGATAAATCTTTTATTTTTCAACAAATTCTAAATTTTTATTATAATTTTTATATTTCCGCAAAATTAATATATATATGCCGTATTTTTTCTTTAGAACAATACTCTTTCAAAAATAAGGTTATGATAGTACTTGGTTTTGGTCACGTTTTCAGAATTCCGTCTATGTTATTTGGTATGAATTATTTGTGCGATTTTCTTTCTAATCCTATGATTATTTTCCTTACTGCGCTTATGCGTTTTAAAAATTTTAGGTTCGTTTTCACACATTATCCTTTTTATTCTTATGACGCAAATGTTTCTTTACCTATATACGACCACAATGTATTTATTAATCTCATTTCCGCCGAATTTAAATTTTCTAATCAACAATTCTCTGATTACATGTTTGAATACATCCCTGTTTCTATTAGAAAACGTTATGAGCAGAAACCTATTGAAGAACAAAAACCTGTCAAACCTATTCTTAAGGCTGGTAAAGATGCTTATTTATTGGGTTTAGATTTAGTTCCTACAGCTGGTCAGGAGGATGTTGTAGATTTTCATAATAATATCGGTTCTTTAGATATTAATGAAGATTATTACACTGGTACGTTGGATGTCTCTGACTTCATTAGTCCTGTATCTGTTAAATATAAACCACAGAATACACTTTCCACTTTCCTTCAAATAATCCCTGGCACCGGCAATGTTTTTAATAAGAAATCCATTCCTCAACTTTTACAAGTTTTGGGGGGCAGATATTTTAACAGAAAACCAAAAGCATCTAAAGAATATGATCACGAAGCTTGGCTTCTTGCAAAAGAAATTGTCGATGAGTTTTTCCAAGAATGTATGTCCGAAATTCATTTTGATGAAGCTGATCTCGAGACCGTGACTAATGAATTTGTTCAATCTGCACAGGAGAAGAAATATGAAAATCAGTTCAAAGGTTTTGATAATTTTGATTCCCACACAATTAGATTTCATTTGAAAGACATTTTTAAACCGAAGGTTGGTGATATCGCAGATCCTACAAAATGTGGTCAGGGTATTAGTGCTTGGAATAAAGATGCTCAAGTTCTTTTTGGTGTTGGTGCTAGATTTGCTAATTTTCAGTTTATGAAATATTTACAAGATCATTGTGTTTATGACAATAGAATCACTCCCACTGAAATGAAAGAAAAATTGACTGCGCTGATGTCCAGCCTTCCTGTTGTTTGTAAAAATGGCATAACTGATTTTACAATGTTTGACTCCCAGCAGGATAAATTCACACAGGCTATTGAAAAGTATTTTCTTGTTAGACTCGGCTTTTCTGAAGAGTTCATCGAACATTATTATTCTTTTAGGTCCAATTATACGATCATTGGAGGTTCTATTAAGGGAAAGTCTAAGTTTGAAAAAACCTCTGGTGAACCAATGACACTTTTAATGAACACCATAATATCTGCTGTCCTTTCCAATTATTTCTTGCGGGGTCAGGGTCCATTTTTATTAGCTATGAAGGGTGATGATGGTTTTAAAAGACAAGCAAATCTTAGGTTGCAAGAGGATCGTTACGAAAACGTTGCAAAATATACTGCTCTAAAAATGAAGATTTGCATATCTCGTGAGGCTGAATTTTGTGGGTATGTCATCACTGATTCGCTTTTTGTCGATTCAATCCCTCGTAAATTACATAAACTTCTCTCTCATCATTTTTCCGATTATTTGCATTTTACACAGTACCAGCAGTCAGTTCGTGATTTCATTAATCAATTTGAGGACGATTATTTATTTAATGCTTATATAGATGCTAATGCAAAAATTTATGAAAGTCTTGGTTGTGGTTTCGATGAAATAATGATCATGTACGAATGTCTTAAATCTTTTTCGCATATAGACGTTGATCAGTTTTACGGTTCCGTACATCGTGTTACTTTCGATTCGCTTTATAAAAATGCTGATGAGGAATTTTTGATTCAGTATTATGAACATCAACCCGAAAAACATTATCATCAACATAAGGCTCCGTGTTCCGATTGCGGTAGTATCCCTTGTTCGAATCTTCCATGCGCTGGTAAGCATGATTGTCAATATGTCAAATCTCTTAAATAGATTCCATAATATAGAACCCCGTAACTCACACAGCAGGTCTTTGTGATTAAATTCTTGTTTTATTATATTATGGAAAATTTCGACAAAACTATTCGAAAATTATCTGTAGATTTCGCTGCTCAAATCGATTATTCGAAAAATAAACAAGATTTACTTCTTTTCGTCGCATTTTTGAAATTGATTGTTAACACTTCAGAATTTTTAAACCTTTTAGATCGTTTTGAAACCGCCATCGTACAATTTCCGTCAGAATTCAAATCTTCTGGTCACGCTCGTCAACATCGTCAACAGATAATTACAAATTTTAATAAACTTCGTAACGTTTTTAATAATAACAAACCTCTTCAGGATATTTTCAATTCGAATATCTCTCAGCTCCAATTCATTACATTTAAATTATAAATATGGGTTCTTACGGAGATACTTGGTCACATAAAGCTATGATCGCATCCAGACACCAATGGGCTCGCGTTGGTGAAATCTTAGAATTAAAAGATCAGCTCGCATCTGTGAAGTTCAGTTTACAACAAGAAAGGATTAAGGGTGCTGAAATATTAGCAAAGTTAACTACCACACGAAATTTAGTTTCGAAAATTAAACAGTTTCCGGATGATGACGTTTACGTGGATTTACAAAGTGGTGATTGGCCGTCAAAAATGGAACAAGTTAGAACGTCTCTCAATTATAAACCTCCAGAAAATTCTTTCGTCGGTAATAATAGGTCAGATGAACGTCACACTACAAGTATTCAAAGAAATTCAAAGTCGAAAACTGACAAAGATGATCATGATAACAATGATTCGTCTCAAATCACCGATCTTTCTGAGAGGCAAAAATTTGAAAAATCCATGAAAGCGTATTATACAGGTCTACAATCTATGGAAGATCAAATTGGTATGGGAACCGGACTTTTCACTCGTGATGAGTTTGAGTCTCATTATTATTTAAAGTGGAGTTAACCACACTCGGGCCCCAAATTTATAGATTTTAAAAATCTTCTCGTCAAACATGTCTCTTGGAATTTACCTGAGTTATACATTAACAAAGATAACCCTGAGGACATTGCCGATGTAGGGGATAAATTATATTTCGATAAAATAGAAGATGATTATATTATTCCGGATGCTTTTTATTTTCACACTACGCAACCTACACATTATCCTTATTTTGCTCGGTTTTCCAAATTAGAGGTTTTCTCCGTCGTTTTCCATGAACCTGATTATGATTTCAAAGGTGTTGACTATGATCTTCTCGATGACTAGTAAATATTAAAATGGAACGTCAACACTTCTGTAATCACACTGATGGTTCTTGGGCACAAATTCGAATTATATATTTTACTGACGATTGCGTTATAGAGAGGTACATGTACACAGATCCTCCACGCAATTTTCATTTTACTTTTTCATTTATATATTATATCATCTCTTATATTTTCTTTACTTATTTTCTTTTCTATTCAATTTTTAGTATAAGATATTGGTTAAAAATCCGTAGGACGTTTACGCCCGAAGGAGATTCTTTGTTTACTAGACATCCTGATGGTTATTGGCAAGCACTTGTGCAAGTTGGTAATCC